GTTGTATTGTTTAGGATCAAACGATTCGTAAACTTTAGGATCTTGAGACTTTCCGTCTACAAGAACTTCTTTAGAAGTATCGAACTTCTCTGTAGAATTAGAGACTGTTCCAGCTACCGTAGGAGCCAATGTATTACGTATAGTTGCACATAAGGCATCAGTATCTGCACAGGCGTTTATCGTCGCTTCACGGAGACCACACTGGGTCCTTACAGCTGTACGATAGTTGGCTTGTGCTGTAGGTATAGCAGTTCCTGCTTCTGCTTTTCTAGTTACTAGCCAATCTGTTTTAGCTAACTCGCTATTAGCAGTATCTTTCTGTTTCTGAACCCAAAGAGTTTTTAAACCTGCAATATCTTTAGGGTTACTTGGACCCCAATAGAATTGTTGGTCATACCAAGGTGGACCTGCTTCCCAGGTTATACCTCCTGTAGGTACGGCTGCGCGTTGTGCTTCATTAGAGTTACGCAACCAAGTAGATGAGTACTGAGACCCATTTGAATCTGTAAAGGCCACATCTAAAGATAGAGGTGACCCATTTAATTTGTATCCCATAATTAATAATTAGTTAACGTGCTCGTGTGGTTTTAAATGGATGCTCGGCTATTGCAAAGTAATAATACACTCCACCAGCTCCATTAATACCTGCATTTGAATCTACAATTTTCATACCATTACTTACAAAGTCTACTTTTTTACCTGATCCTTCTTCCCATTGTCCGTCAGGATGTAACTGTTGATCATTTGGGTTTGAACCTGGTATATCTGCTCTTTCAGTATCATAGATAATCCAGTTTGTACCAGCACCATCATTTTTAAATAAAATAAATTTCGGGTTGAAGCCTAAATGTACCATTGGTCCGTCTGCAACTCCATTCCCAGTATATTTTCCAGTCGCAGAATAGCCTGGTATTGAAGTCCAAGCATACATCATATAATCATCAGTTTGAGATATATGTGCTTTAGTTCCTAAACTGAATAGAGTATCAGTAGGTTCTGAAGGGAAGTAATCAGCATCTGTATCCGCAGCATCATCAGTTAAAAGGAATACTTTTCCAATACCAAGAGATTTATGATAAACAGCCCATTCGCTGCTAGTCTCTATGTTTTTGATAAGTACAAACTCTGGCTTAGCTGCTAAACCATGACTTATAGTTGCTGCTGATCCAGTACCAGTATATTTAGTAATACTAAAACCAGCAGTTGTGTTGACCCATTGATTTCCAGCACCAATAGTAATGCTAGGTGAACCCTGATTGAATGAATCTCCAGAATTTGCCTCTGTTCCTATGTCCCAGGCCCAAGCCACATATGGATCAGTATCTTTATTAGTATAGTCTTGGTTTGTAGCTCCAGCACCTAGAGTAAATGTACCCGCACCAACACCTGAAACATAACCGTGATTTTGTGTTTGATGATTACTGCTACCTTCTTCAACAGTACTGTCAGGAACTAGTTCTTTTTGAGATGCGAATGTTCTAACTGCATCATAGAGATAATGAGACCTACCACCATTAGTTCTATGCTTTAGCCATACTAAATCAGGAGTAAAATCTCCTGCTTGTTTAATTGTTCTAGGACTTGAACCATCACCTACCCAAGTTGTTACAGAAAAATACTTAGATGGATTGTTTAGTGCAGCTCCACTGAATGTATCGTCGAGGTTTTGGGTACATAAGCATTTATAAGTTGCAGCTGGTCTATTAGTTCCAGCATTTGTATATTTGAATGGTCTTTGTCCAAAGTTAATACTAAATTCATTACTAGTTCCACTACTTGTAGAAGCAAGACATGGAGTATAAATACCACTCATTCCTGTTTTAGCTGCAGTACCACTATTTTGAAGAGTACCGTTCTTCCAGAAATAGATAGCTCCATTATCAGCATCCCACTGGACACCTATAACATCTCCTGCAGTGTAACTATTTCCATAAGATGAACCAGTTCCATTTATATGTTTATCACCACTATTTTGATATATAACATAATCACCAGTAGTCCAAGCGTCATGATAATCATTTGGTTCTTTATTGATACCAAGTCCTGCTGAAGCATTAGATGATAATTCTTCAACTTCCCAATACCATTTACCTGATGATGCACCCATTGTGGCACCAATTCGGTTATCTGAACCATTAGTAGCAGCAGCGTGTAAGTTACCTTGTGTTAGAGTCCAACTACCATAACCATAGTCCTGGTTAGTTAACGGGTTCATCGTTGCGTAGTTGCCCCGCACTTCTCCACCTAAACCAGTGTCTTCTCCGTATGAAGTTGGAGAGTCGACGAAGGAGTCAATATCAGAAGCTGGGAATTTAGGTCTTGTGACTATAAAGTCTCCTGTGTATTTTCTAGTAGCATAGACTCTTACATCTTGAATATAACCTTTAAAGGGATCACCATTGTTCCAACCATTGTTACCTATGTATTGACCATTTCTACTAGGATGCATATTGTGACTAACGCTATCTATTAGAACTCCATCTAAAAATAATTCAAAAGTATTAGTATTTCTTTGGAGAGCTACATGATACCATTGATTTTCCTTTATTGCTCCAGTACCTGATCTACATCTAAAACCGCCATCCCCATACATATAGATTTCACCATCATTATCAATGGTAATTGTATAACCATTAGAATCAGAAGCTGATGTTCTAGTATCATATAAAGCTGAATAGTCTTTATTCTGGGTCGTATAAAACCACATCTCTACTGTAAAGTTAGTAGGATTAGAATGACCACCAAAGTCGAAATTAGAACTACTAGTAGTTAAATTCTGACTATTTGAATTAAATAATGCTACTCCTCCATAGTAAGCAGTTGCATCCGTCGTAGCTGTAACAGTACCATTATTAGTCATTGTCCTGTTGCTACTACTTTTATCATCTGTTAGATTTGAAGTCGTATTCAAAGCCAATGCTAATAATAAATTACTTGTAGAATGACTTCTTGTAGATCCATCAGTAACAGCACCATATGTATCAGTAGTTACTAGAACTGGTTTAGCGCCTGTAGCTGTAGCTACTGCTTTGCCGTGCATACCTTCTGATTCACTAGAAGTTAAATTAGTAAGCGTGAAGTTACCCATAGGAGCATTAGGTATAAAATTACCATCATACTTCGCTGAAGAATAAACTCTAACATCAGCTATATGACCATCTACACCATAGTACTTTTCACCATCAGTACTATTATAGCCAGTCATTCCAATATACTTTAAATCCAGGCTATCATAAGCTAGACTTACAGTATCAGTACTTTTGACACCATCTTTATAAACGTATATAGTTCCAGATTTCCGTACAAACGCTATATGAGACCACTGATCTACATCACAGGTTGTGATTCCATTAGTAAACGTTTGAGAAGTAGTTGAGTTACCAACTGCTTGTGTACTTCCTATTATACTATGATGTTTAGACTCTCCAGAACTTTTGAATCCAAATGTAAATATAGCACTAGAGTCAACTCTCCAATTCAGCCATGGGTCACAAGCATCTCTTTCAGGTCTAACCCAAGCTTCTACAGTAAAATCACTTGTACCAACTTTAAAAGGAGTACCAAGAGTTATATATTTTGACTGTTGGGAACTTGTTGAACCATCCCCATCAGATGGAATATAAGTGCTACTACCATAGAACATAGATGCATCTGTTTTTGTTACTGCACCAGTAGCTGTTAAAGTATTATTTGATCCACTACCTTTTATTGTTGCATAATAATCAGAGAAACTTGTCCCACCATCACTACCATTTCCTGGCATTGCAAACAACAAAGTAGAAGAAGAGCTATCTGTATTTGTACCAGAATCTAAAGTCTGTCCACTGGAAGTATCTGTAGTTTTTAGTATTGGTCCACCTTTATCTGGATTATTAACATCAAGAGGTAAGGAACTACGTCCTAAGTCATTAGTATCGTTGAACTTGAGGTGGAAGGAATTTGTACCGACACTATTATTACCAGTAAAATTATCTTTTAGCACCACACCATCAACCTCTACTGCATTTATAATTGTTGTATTATTGGTAGAAACAAAAGCAATAGTACTAATAGTTTTTCCAGCTGCTCCAGTTATGCTGTACCATTTAGTTGTATTGTCAGCATCAAAGCTATTAAAAGTTGAACTATCTGTAAATGTAATAGTTATATTGCAATCAGCATGTTCTCTTAGAGCGTATAAACGTAAACTTTCTGTTACTTCCATACCTCCAGCAGGTGTCCAAGTTGAAGTTGATTGTGTAGCAGAAGAACCACCATCACTAAGCAAGCCGTTAAATATTTTTTCCCATCCACGACTTGAATGTTCACTACCTGTTACTTGAGAATGCCAATCTGTTCCATCATTTAGATCAGTGTTTGCTTGTATACTTTGCTCATAAGTCTCGTCGGTTTTGCCGTCTATAAGTTCTACATCATCAACCTTAAATCCAGTTATAGATACGGAACCGCTAGTAGCTTGAATAGCTATATTTTTAATCTTACGACTTGTCGGCGCTGGACAATGCTCAGACTCACTAGAACCTAGAACTGCCTGAACCTCATCTTCCTCACCTTTATTGATATAAATATATCCTGTTGCTCCCCAGTTACCAACCTCAATTCCAACATTGCAATCAATCTCACTATCAGGTGTAAATGTTACAAGACTAGTTGTACTAGCCGTAAGAGATGGTCCCCATAAACCAAAATTACCTTTAAATGCTTCGTCTATATTAGATAGAGTACCAGCAGATGTACTCCAGTTACTACTATCTGAATAATCCTGGTTTTGATTAGGTTGTGGAAGTGCAAATTCTTTCGGATTCCATATACCCGTTGAATCGAAGGATCCGAATGCAGCCGGGGACAGGCATAATCCATCGATAGACTCTACGTTTGCAAGATACCCATCTAAATGCCATTGAGGATTGTCTCCACTAAAGTTAGCCCCTATTCGATGATAAGCATCACTTTTATTGATCCCATATTCAAAGTTTTGAGTAATTGTATTCCTTGTACCCCAAGCTTGTATTTTCTTACCATTTAAATACGCTCTAATACGTTCGTTTGGATTTGGATTAGGAGTATCTAACATTATTACCCAATGTTGCCAAGCTGACGGATCTCTATAATGAGCGTAACCTTCAGCAGACCACTGTATAGTCGCTCCTTGACTTTCACAGAGTGAGATATAAAGGTACATCCCACTTGCGATGGAAACTTCCATCGAATGTGGGGCTTGTACTCCACTACCTGCCTGACCTTGGAAAAGAGACTGGTAGTTTACGTTATCACATTTCTTTATCCAACCACTCCAAGTCCACTGTCGTTGATTTCCCGCCGCCTGTTTCATACTTAAATAAGGCGTATCTGCTGAATTAAACCTAAGACTCTTTTCTATCTGATAGGCATCATCATCACCCGATGGAGCACTTGTTAGCAACAGCGGGTTTCCTATTAAAGCTGTCATTATTTATGTACCATTCTGTTTAACATTCAGCATATGCTGTACAAAGACAACTGCATCTGAAGGGCAATAGTAAGCAAGGAATGATGTAGCACTTTGTGTAATTGTAGGTACTGTACCTCCTACAAAGTGTACTTCATTACCCCAGGACATCTCAAAAGCACCATTAACTACTTCAATAGTACCTGATTGCCCCATATCTATGTTTGTAAATCCATATTCTGCTGTAGCACCTACAGTTACTTTGAAGTTATTAGAAGTATCAAGGTCAAAATCAAAAGCACCTGTTTTAGTACCTACATCTGATACTTCACCACGTTGTGAACCTGTCCAAGTGTTATCAACAGTTAATACTGCTCCAACTGTAGCTCCTGTAGCAATACCATCTAACTTTGTTTTATCTTCATCTGTCATTGCACCCCAAGCTGATGTAGTAACAGCTGGGATAGATGCATCAGTACCATCACTAGATGCTACTGTTAATGAAGTTCCATTAGCAGTAACACTTAGGTTAGTAGCGACATTAGTTGCTTTAGCTGTGTTAGCTGCAACCGCAGTTTCAAGGTTAGCAATATTAGGTATTGCTACTGTACCTGTAAAGGTTGGGCTAGCTAAAGGTGCTTTAGTAGCGTCAGCAGTATCCACATAGGCTTTGACTGACTGTTGGCTAGGTACTTTAGTAGCACTATCACTAGCCATGTTATCTTCATCTACAAGATCAGATGCAGATATACCTGTTACAGCTCTTAATGCTTTAGTACCACTTTCAGTTTCAACTACATAAGCAGTGTTAGTATCAGTTGCATATGCTATCTCACCTTCTTGTAAGGCAGCTAAAGCGTCTGTTGTTGTTAAATTGTTATAAGTGCCTCGTGCTACTCGCACAGGCGTACGTGTTGATGGGACTCCCATTTAAGTAAACTCTCCTCCGTCGTAAGTTGTTGATGTTGATACAATACTTGATCCAGAGTTGAAGTCTCCAGCATCAATGACAGTTACACCTTGTGAAGCTGCTGCCCAGCTTAAAGTTCCACTACCATTAGTTACTAATCTATAATTAGCTCCACCACCATCAGTTGCTGGTAAAGTCCAGGTTACATTAGATGTAACTGCTGCTGGTGCTTGGAATGCTACATAATTTGAACCATTAGCAGTGGCTTCACCGAATCTTAAATCTTTTTGATTATCTAATGTTACATCACTAAATCCAACTTTAATAATATCTTCAGAAGTTTCTGTAACTGTAAAATTAGTATCAAAGTTAATTGTTCCTACACTAGTATCTACGTTACTACCATCAGATTGAACAGTATTAACGGTACCAGTTCCACTACCTGATCCACCACCTGCACCAGGAGCCCATTTAGATCCATCCCATTTAAGGACTTCACCGCTCTCTGGACTAGATGTGCTTGTATCTACATCTGTTAGATCATTAATAGCAAAACTAGCTGTACTTGCATCTACATAAGCTTTAGTAGCTGCATGTAGAGTAGATGTAGGAGCTCCTGCTAATGTAACAGAACCTTGGAAGGTTCCACCTGTTTTAGGGAAGGCTGCATCAGCTACGTCTTTAGCTTCTTTTACAGCTCGTGGTGTAGCTGCAGTTGTTGAACTTGTGCTAGTTGAACTATCAGTTAACTGTACAACACCTTTTTGAGATGTTGTACCGTCTTGAATACTAGCAATAGGTAGTACTTGAGAAGAAGCGAATGTTATATCGCCTGTCATTGTACCACCTGATTTAGGCAAAGCAGTAGCTAAGCTTATTGGTATTCTAGAATATAAGACACCAAAGAAAGCTTGTCCACTAGTTGGGACGTTACCAGATGTAAATGTAATAGTACCATTAGCAGAATTGATAGTATAATCTTCTGTAGGTTCTTTTACTATATTATTTACACTGATTAGAACTGATTGATCGTTGTGAGGTTTAACCGTAGAACTATCTACTTTCAAATCAAAAGTATCTTTAGTTCCATTAAATTCACTTTGTATACTATCTAATTTCTGAGCATTAATCTGCCCAGTTGTATAAGCCCCTTGAGTAGTCCACTTCTCACCATCATAGTAATAGGTAAGGCCGTTCTGAGCATCAAATGTTTGCCCAGCTACTCCTGTAGGGAATTGTAATGTACATGCCATAATTAACTACCCTCCAGTGTGGTTACGCGGGCTTTAAGATTGTCTATTTCTGTGAGTGCTTCTTGCAATGCTGCAGTAAGTAATGGGACAAGTTTAGCTTGATCTATACCTTGATATATAGGATCTCCTTTTTTATTTAACTCTGTATCATCTGCATAAACTTCATCTTTAGTTCCAGTCACAGCTTCAGGTACTACAGTTTGAGCTTCATGAGCTACAAATCCATCAACTGTTTTAGACGGTTCAATTTTAAAATTAAATCTATAAGGTTTTAATTGTTTTACTCTTGCTGATGCACCAGTTAAAGCTACTAGATTTTCTTTTAATCTATAGTCTGAAGATACATTATAAGCTGTAGCTGTAGAAGTAACGGATATATTTCCGACTTGAGTACCACTTCTATAGAAAGAAGTTACTCCACCATCATTGTTTCTATTTTGATATAAGGATATATTATCCCCTCTACTTATAAAAACACCAGGCCCTTGACTTGTTGCTTGTAAGAAAAACCCAGTATCTGTATTACTATTACCAGGATTCCAAGTTCTATTAGGATTATTCCATTCTATATGGCCAGCTGGTATTAAACTACCACTTCTAGTTAATGAACCACCACTCGTAGGTATTTGATAGAACTGTATATGTCCTTCAGCACCACTTGTTTGGGAGTAAACATTTGTTTCTATAGTTGCAGCACCATCTGACTTACAACCAATTTTAGTCACATTACTTTGACGCCATAAAGCTAACTGTGTATTCTGACTCTGGTCCCAACTATATAGGTTAAGTATATTATCATTACCTGATTCTTGTATATACTGTTCATAAGTACTATTAGCAGAGTTATCTATTCTACTATCAACAGTCTCATATTGATTATTTTGAATCTGTGTATTAGATGCAGCTGCTGCTATTTTAATACCTTTATCAAGGATTTTAAATATATTATCAGATATTTGTACTCTAGATCCACTGACAAGTTCTACACCAATATGAGTACCTGATCCAGTTCTTGCTGCTTCTAAACCATGGAAGATATTACCTTTAATTATATTATCATTATTATCAGCAGTATCTAATTTAATACCAACATAATCATCACCAGCTGCACCTTGAAGACCATAAATGAGGTTACCTTCATAGAAACCTTGCATACCTCTTTGAGATTCTACACCAAATGATTTAGTATTAAAATGACATTTAGTCACCACCAACATAGGCTCACCAACAGCACTTGTGTTTTTAACACCAGCAATCGCAGCAATACACATTGAATGACTAATGATACAGCCTTCTGAAGTACCATCAATCCAATAAGCAGGTCCAGCAATATCAGATACAGCACAGTTAATTATACGTGAATCTCC